GCTTGGCTATCTAGGTCTTCTGCGAATCCTTCTTCTGGAATAGCTTCGTCGTTCTCTAAGAAAATACGGTTGTAAAGATTTTCAGAACCGTAAACAATGTTTACGTCAATAAACGGAACCGCAGTTAGAAGCGGGTCAACTGTTGTGTTAGCGAAAACTACGTCGATAACGTTCGGGACGGAGTTTCTTTCTCTAAAAACTACGTTGCCTTCGCGGGAAATAAAGATAGTTCCGAACTCGCTAGTTTCTACAAGCTGGAGATAGCTAAGTGTTCCCGTGCCTTCGTTTACTACCGAATCAAGCATTAGTGTATTTCCGGTGTCTATCTCTCTTCTTTCTAACGGCCAGCTAACTTCCGGAAGGTCAAGAACTCGTTCAATTCTTGCTCCAGATAATTCGCTTGGTGGCACTACTTCGTCTAGGGAAGAATTAGCGAGAACGGAGAATGCGTCGGATACTGCGATTGAAACAACGGACTTCTTTCCCGGTTCGTACTGAATATCAAAGTCGTCGATAAAGCCGTTGAAGACTGGATAGCCTTTTGAGCTAATGACTACTTCACGTCGGGGAATAAGCTGCCCGTAATACAATCCGTCTTCGTAGAGCGGGTCAAAGAGTCGGTCGAAGTTATCGACGGTGATTGTTGCGATTCCTGCGTCTATGCGGTCGAGAGCTTGGGACTTGCCCCTGCGGATAGCCACGGAAACAAGACGGGAAGAAATGTCAAAGAGTTTGGTTCCGCCTAGTGTAAAATCTGTATTGTCTAGAACGCCTTTGATTGCGTCGTCTAGTCGAAAAGCGAAAGGGTCGTTTCCTCCTAAGTCAAGACCTAGTTCGACCTTCATAGCTGGAGCTGGCATTATGCTCCTTGCCAGACCGCGCCAGAAGTTCTTTCGTAAGCCTTGATAGCGTCAACGATTGCTTTTCCAATAGTCGCACCGGAGCCAACTCCACCTTCTACGTTTATGTTGTAGATGTTCTGTTGTGCCGCAGTATTGAATCTAGACTGAGTTCCAGTCGTAGCTATTTCAGAACTTAGTCCTTGAATCTCTCCGAATCCTGCGTTGATTCTTCCCAGCGCGTCGGCTCCCCCGGCTACCAGCCCTGCGGCTAGACGTGCGCCCGCAACTGGGCCAGCTTGAATGACTTGTTGTAGAAGCTCAGGGTTTAGTCCCATAGAAGATAGCTTTGTGATGTTTTGAGAAAAGGCTCTTACCCGGGCAAGAAGTTTATCCATATTGCGAATAATGGAATCGGTTGAACCGCCTAGTTCTGGAAGGCTGAAGCTGTTCAAAATGCCTTCTCGAATAGCTGCGAAGGTAGAGATGACCGAGTTAGCGAAAGAAGCTAGAACGCGCTGTCTTTCGGCTAGGGCTTCAGCTTCTCTTCTTGCCGCTTCTTCGGCTGCTTGTTGGGCTGCTGCTTCGGCTGCTGCGCTTGCTTGTGCGGCAGCTTCGTTGGCTGCGGTAATTGCCTGAAGAGTGCTTGCTGCTTTTTTATTTTGTTTAGTAACGAAGTTAACATTTGCGCTTGCTTTCTTTACTGCTGCTTTAGCTGCCGCAACAGTCTTTCCCCCGGCACTAAACAAGTTGTCAATATACGCCTGACTGAATCCTGCGGCTTGTAGTCTTCCAGCTTGTTTTGCTTGCGCCACTCCAAGATTCAAAGCTTGATTCGAAGGAGCAAGTGGAGAACCTGCGCTTCTAGAAGTAGCAGAAGCGCCACCAGCCCGAGCAGAAGTGCCACCTTGAAGGGAAGCTGTAAAGTTAGCCATACCGCTTTGAGCGAATGCTTGGTCTAGGTTTCTTCTACGCTCGGCTGCGTCGGGGCCGACTGACAAAACGGGTGGCTTGTAGTTAGCGGACGCGCTGTTTAGTCCTTCGATTGCGCTCTTAGCTGCGCCGTATTTCTTAGCTGCCCAGTCTGCGTCTTCTCCAGACTTTAGAATTGCGTTGCCGAAGCTGGTCACGGTTGGAGTTGTGACTCTTGCGCCTTCATTAGCTTTTGAGATTCCCTCGATTATAAAACCAAGAGCTACTGCTGCTGCGCCGACACCGCTTAGAAGAAGCGCACTTCTAAGAAAACCAAGTGAGATAGTTGCCTTCTTAGCTGCGACGTCAGTTCCAGTAAGAACGGTATTTGTAATAACGGCGACCGCGTTATAGATTCCTTGTGTTACTTTGATTAGGTTGTAAGCCGTATTCAAAGCGAAGAGCGCACCAGAAACTTTGATAATCACTTCCGCGTTCTGTAGGAAGAAGGTCGCTGTATCAAGGAGTGCTTTAGCTAGTGCTTTCCAATCTACGGAGTTCACGGCGTCGCGTAGTTTAGAACCAATCTCCGGAGCCATTTCGCGGAGTCCGTCCATAAGACTTCTAAGAGCTGGCATAACAATAACGCCGATTTCTTCGCTGAAGTTTTCTAGTTCAATTCCAAGAAGCTCTATTTGTCCTGCGAAAGTTTGTGCGTATGCTTGCGCCGAACCGCCGAACTGAGATTGTAATTCCGCAAGAATAATCTTTTGTGCGCCAAGAAGGTCGCCTGATTCCGTGAGAGCTTTTATCTGCTCTTTCTGTTGCGCGGTGAATTGAATACCAACTCGGCTTAGGGCAGAGAGTCCTTTTACCGGGTCGTTCAACGCCTTACCTAGACGGATAGCTTCGGTGGTTGCGTCGGTTCCCATAGCCCGGGAAACGTCTAGGGTTGCTTGAACTGTCTGGTTGAAGATGTCGTTGTTTAGCCCAGACTGATTCTGAATGTTCTTGAAGGTAAGAAGAAGGTTTGCGCCGGACTGAATTAGTTCGTCGTCTACTGCGGTTTGACGACTTAGAGTTTCGGAGAGCTTTGCGATATCTGCGGCGGTTCCGTTAGCGGTAGTCCCCGTGGACTTCAGAACGGCTTCGGTCTGCGCCATTATCTTCTGCGCTTCGGCTGCGTTCTGGACGCTCTTACCTAAAGCGGCAGCGACTACTCCAATACCAACTCCGGCAATAGCAGCGTTTCGTCCTAGAGCTTGGAAGTTGCCTCGAACTTTATTTAGCTGGTATTGCGCTTGCTTCAATCCCTTAGAATCAAAGACGGTGATAATCGGTATTCTGACTGCCATTACATTACCTTAGCTTTACGTTTACTTTGTCTGAGTATCTTTGGATTATGGCTAGGACGGCTCTAGAAACTCCGTCTTTTCTTCTTTCGTAGCCTTTCCAAACATAACGGGAAGCTTTGCCCTCTAGTTTTTCTAGCATTCCTTGGGCATTTCTTGAATTTGCTTTAGGCCCGCGACCAACAATGTCTAGAATCTCGAAACCTACTGCGTCCCCCGGAGATACTGCTTCAAATCCAATAAGCGAACGTTCTCCGCCCGCTCTGTTTACGGTTGCGTTAGGTCGTTGAAAAACACGAACTTTGGGAACAACGAAGCGTGTTCTTCCATTGTGGAGCATTCCGCCCTGACCTTTACTGTTGCCTTGTAATGGAGAAACGGTTGGAACGTTTGATTTTATTTGAGATAGAACAGTGGCTACGCCCGGTTCGTTTACAATCTCTTTTTTCATTTGATTGAAAAGCTCCGGTTCGAATTTCTTTAGTCGATTGACGGTTTCGCCCAGCCCTTCAATATCAACTCGTAGCATTTCAACCAGCCTTCTTTTCTTCTATTCTACCGAATCCAAATAAAGAAGCCCCTGCCGAAGCAGGGGACTTCCTTATCGCGGTGGAAGGTTTTTAGCGACAAGCCACCTGTTCATTGTCCAAAGCATTCGGTCGGACTGCTCCAATAAAACACTTGGAGGAATTCCGGACTCGACCGCTAGGGAAGCTATGAACCAATGAGCGGAGCTATCGCCTAGTCCGACTATTCTGTTACTTTTGGGTCTTCTGTTGCTCCAATAGCGTCTACTAGTTCTAGCCAAGCTTCGAATTCTTTGTCTGTTTGCTTCTTGCGCTTTTCAGAATGCCAAGCCAAGAAAAGCAACCAGCCCATTTTTGGGTCGTCTAGTTTTGCTATTGAAACGTCGTACTTGTCTTCGAACGCCACCATATCGGGAGCCGATACAAGAACGTCCTTGTGTGTTCCGTCTGCGAACTCAATGCGTAGGGTTAGTTTCATTCTCTAGCCTTATGCGGTTGCGAAGGTTACGGAACCCGAAGTTGGGTATGAAACGCTAAACGTGGCCAAATCGCCGACTGCTCCTGCGACCGGGGACACGCTGTTCACGTGAACAAGCGCAGTCCACACAGGGTTAGTTGAAGACGTTGCGGTTCCGTTTGGGTTGATTGTGACGGTTGCGATTGTTCCAAGTAGCGGGTTTAGAACGGTGTTGATTTCACCAGCGGCGTATCCGCTGTGGAAGTCTAGGGATACGGTTCCCTGCTTCAGTCCACCGATAACCTCTGTCCAGCCGTTGCTTCCAAAGCTGGTCACGTCGATATCAGTTGAAGTTAGTTCTAGAGTTGCGGCCGCGACGGAACTTGAAACCGTCCCACCGTTGATTGTGACCTTTGGGTTGATTACTACATATTTTGGCATTTGTTTTGTTTCTCCTATTTTCCTAGCGGTTTTATTGTGCGTAAACTACGACGTTGAATTCAGCGGCTAGATAGGTAACTTCGCCAATGACAATGGAGCCGTAGTTCCGCATATCGGTTACTCGGAGAGAATCACATCTCCCACCGAGCGTCCTGTCTAATTCTATCGCAAGCTTTACCGAAGAACTTCCGGCTGGCGTTACGTAAGAATCGAGAAGTCTTTGAGCAGTTCTTTCCCCAACTCGACCGACTACGCAAGTGATGACGAAGTTGTATTCGTCGAGTCCCCGGGAACCTGCCTTGTCATAATTGACGCTAGCGACGTTGATAATCGAGATGGGCGGGGAGATTGTGTCCGGTGTTTCGGTGGTAGTTCTCAGCCCGGAGATAGTTCCAATGGCGGCAGCGAGTCCGGCGCGTAGGTCGGTAATCGAAGCCATTAGGCGAATCTAACTTTTCTGTAAACGTCGATAAGGTGCTTCACGTCCGGGTCAAGTTGAACGCCCACGCGGACGGCCCCCATTTCGCCAAAACCGGCGATACCCAAAGGCGAATCGTTACGTTTGAAAATTCTTGCGGCCTGAATAATGGTTGCTTGCTTTACCGCGATTGGAACCGCTGACCAGCCCCACACGCCGACAACGCGAACGGTTGCTTCTCCGTCTAGGACGTTGAAGATAAAGTCGTCTACGGCCCTTATACGGGTAGCTGGGTGTCCTGTAAGACCGTCCACGTTTCCGTTTAGTGGCTCTAGCTGATAATCCTTAGCGGCCCAAGTTGTGCCGAAGTCGTCGCCGTCGGAAGTCTGAAGAGTCGTCAAAGAAATTAGGTCGTCGATTTCGGCAACGTAAGAATCCTGCGGTGCGAATAAACGGGTCGCAGTTCCAGCGTTGTAGAAGTAGCGTTGCGTATAGCTGTCCACCATTCGGGAAGCTGATTCGACCGCAAGCTCTAGAAGGCTATCGTCGACTGAATCCGAGATTCTTGCGGAAGCCTTGATTTCTGCGAGTGAGCAATAACCATTTACGATTGCCATAAGATTTTCCTTTGTTCGCTTCTATCTTACCAGCCGGGCTTTTATAGCGGTCGAGCTAATCCCTGCGGTGTAGGGCAAGAACCCGAACCCAACTTTATTAGCTTCTAGCCAATCTCTAGTAAAGCCCATTTGGGAGTTGTAATCCTTATCCGACCAATCCGTTCCAGTAATCACAAAGTCCGCTTTTGCTTGAATTATGGCTGGCTTTGAATCTTGCCCGCCATAGTTAATAATAACTTCGTCCACATATCTACAAGCCCGAACTACCGCTGCTCTTTCCTCGGTGGTCATTATGGGCGATTTGCCTTTGAACTCTTTAACAAATTCGTCTGTATTTATGGCAACAATAAGCGTTCCGTCTTCGCCCGCAAACTGTTTTAGTCTGCGCTT